GGTCATTACTCCAGAAATGCGGCGCGCTGGTGCTGAGTGGATAATTGCGGGATTTAAGGCTCAAGATCGGCCAGACCCTGAAATCCTGGCGCAAAACGTCTTCGTCGTAATGCACGAAGCGGCCTCGGTAACAGCCCCGACCCCGCCAGCCGAGACGTATCACATGACGCCCGGCGAGCAGCGAATTATGGACAAGGCGTTGCGTCGATCGACACACCTCGTCGCCCCGACCCCACCGGCGAGCGATCTGAGCGACGCCGCAAAGGCTTGGTACACACGCATCGCCCCCCAGCCGACTGTGCACGGAAAAATCCAGGGGCTTGCCGCCGTTCGCGCCGAGGCCAAGGCCGAAGGTATCGCCGAGCAGATCAAGGCGCTGCGGAGCAAGGACCAGCCGATATATGACGCCGCCGCCGACTTCCTCGAACAGCTCAACCCGGCATAGCCTGATCGGAGGGGAAGATGCGATATTGCGATGAGGCGGACGCAAAGGCACCGCGCGATGGATGCCGTTGCGGATCGTGCTACCGTGCGCGAGAAGCGCTAATCGACCCGGAGTTAATGAAATTCCTTTACGAGCCGAAATTGCCCGCCGGCATGGTTTACGGCATCGCCGAGAACATTATCCGGCAGGGCACAATCCACTATGCCCGCGGAGACATCTCGTTAACCGCTATGAACACGATGATCATAAAGGAATTGGCGAAACAGCTTGACGAGATGTTAAAGCGCCAACTCGACGCCGATATGCTCAAGCCGAGCGATTTAGAGCGCGCCGAAGCATTACGCGATGTGCTGGCCGGCTGTCCCTTCGCCGAGTGGAAAGAGCGCATCGCCTCTTATTTTGCGATGACCCCACGAGAGCATTGACAATGCGATGCGGGTGAGCTGCGCGATCGAGGAGCCGTACTATGTCGACGAGGAGGGCAGTGCCGAGGCCGCTCGGCCGCTCGACGCTTTTGAGGGCGGTCGGGAGGATTTGTTTATTGGCGTCTGGCTCATGGCGTCCGACGAGCCGGAGTGTGAGCGACTGATTGGCGCTGCATTAAGCCTAAGCCCAGGAGAGGCCACACCTTTTGGAAGGGTGCAGCCCCGCTCCTACTTCCGCGTTATGATGACCTTGACCTCAAAGCCAAGGATCACCACAATCAAAAGCAGGAGCCGGCCATGCGCAAACATGGTTTTTCTCCTGACCTAAAGCGGCGACCGGAACAGTCCCGGCCGCCGCTTTTGCTTTTACTCCAAATTGAGCGGCAGGTCCGCAAGCCGATCCTCGGCCAGGCGCTGCCACGGCCGGCCCTTGACGATGGCCTCGATGGTCTGCGGCGTGACGCCGTAGCGGCGCGCAAGCGCTAGCTGCGTGAGGATGGTCTGGCGGCGGATATCGGCCAGATCGGCGGCACTGAGCGGACTCATCGAATCGTATTAAACCCGCTCCGGACATAAATCATCACAATTCTTTGTTTCGCCACCGAACATAAAATCGTCATGATCCTTCGTAAGGCGCCCGTAAGCCGGTGCCGAGGGAGGCAGGCGAAGCACGTTTCTCCCGCGCCTCGGGAGCAATCAAGGCACAGGGGTTAAGCGCACAGACACTCTCATCAAGGGAGGTTCGCGCCGTGCCCTACCGGAATCGGCTCTTGCGAATGTTCACGCCGCACCAACACCGGTTGCTGAAACCTCCCCCCGAACAGATCGTCATCCCGGCACAAGATTACCTTTTTCGCTGCGGCGAACCGGTAGGCGCGTTGTTCTTTCCCGAAAGCGGTGTCATCTCGGCGAGCCTGCCGGAGCAAAACGGAGAGGAAGTCAAGCTGTGGACGGCGAGCGGGCCACACAATCTCTGTCTCGGCGCGCATACACTTTTTCGGTTGCCGGCAGCGCTTTACGATTTTCGCGCCCACACCGAGGCGCGCGGCTGGAGCATCCGGCGCGAGGCGCTCTATGCCGCCATGTCGCAGGACCCGGCGCTTCACAATCTGTTTCAGCGGGTGCTGCATGTGATCGCAACCGCCAATAGGCAACAGATCGTCTGCCGGACCAAGCATTCGCACGAGCAGCGCCTGTGCTGCACGCTGATGATGCTGCAACAGAGCCTGGGCGACCGGATCGCGCTGCCCCGCGAGCTGATCGCGAGTTTTGTGCCCTGCCCGCCGAAGTATTTTTACGAGCTGGCCCGCCTGCTGACCCGCGCCGGTATCATCAGCCTTGAAGGCGGCGAGATCACCATCCACGACAGCGCGGGGCTCGAACAGCGATCGTGCGGCTGCTTCACCACTATGATCGAGCAGCACGAAGACCTGTTCGCGACCATTGTCTAAAAACGAATCAAATTCCTTATCCGAAACCGGGTTTTTTTCCAGTTTTGGTAAGGAACCTTACGCCATGAAATTGTAATCTAAAATAAACTAGCTCCCCTAAAAGAAGCCAGGGGAGGGCTGCCATGTCGGTGAGCCTCGAACTGCGCGAGAAGGACGGGGAGTACGTCATTGTTATCACAGTACCTTTAGCCGACTTTACCGCGCTCATCCCCCCTTCCACGCGCGTTGCTGACAAGGTCGTCGAGGACTTTGACGACGTTGTCCTGAAGTTGCTGGCCGACGCCAAAAACCCCCGCGAGGGGCTGGCGCCGATCACCTTGCTCCGCATGGCCGACGACGCCGGCCAGGTGTTTTATCCGGGGCAGTCTTGGGACAAGCGGCTGTCGCGCTTTACCAGCCGGCTCAACTGGCAGGCGAAGCACGGCACCCGCATCGCGCGGCTCAGCCGGGGACATTATGGCCGCCGCTTTGCGCCCCTGGTCTGGCCCGAAATGGAGTCGACCGAGCCGGCGTTTGACTTGCCGCCCCGCCGCGCCTCCGGCGCAGGGGCGAAGCCCGTGCCGGGCTCAGCCGGCTACAAACATTCGGCGGCGATATTCGAGGCGGCGAAGCACCTGACAGTAATTCATGCGGCCGGCGCCGGCATGATCGACACCACCAAATGGAAGCGGCCGTGATACACTACCGCTGCGATGGCAGCGCCCGACTTCAGGCTGACTTCCCCCCAGCCGGTCAAGCTGAAACGACCCAAACCGTTCAAGCTGACCGCGCGCGAGCCGCTGGAGCAGGAACTTCACGAAGCGGTTGTCGACATGCTGACGGCGTGTCTGCGCGAGCCGGCCTATTGGGTGTGCTATCCGGCGGGGCTGATCCAGTTGTCGCCGCCGCAGATGGCCAAGCTGATGCGTTCGGGGCTGCGGCGCGGCATTCCCGACTTCCTGATCATTTTCGAGGGGCTGGTGTTTGGGCTCGAGCTGAAGCGCCACGGCGGGCGGTTGTCCAAGACCCGGATCGGGCGCACCGCGCGCGGCGGGCTTCGCGTCTACGAGGGGCAGGAAGAAGTCTTTCCCAAGTTGCAGGCGGCGGGGATGGGGATCGCGGTCGTGCACAGTGTCGACGAAGCAATGCGCCAGATTCGGCATTGGGGACTGCCGTTCAGCGGTCGCTGACGGGTGGCCTATTTCGCGGAATGATAATTGGTGCGCCAATTTCCGGCGCGCTGTGGTCGGTTCTTCTCTGGTTACTTGCTACGGTGTAGCTCGAAGCGTAGGGTGCTCGCTTCGGTCATTCGGGAGACCTGTTACTAGCGCAACGTCACCAAATGCAAAACCCCGCTTGGGGAAGCGGGGCTTTGCGGAAGGTCTGGAAAGAGGTGTCTTGCTCCCCTCTTTTCCGATTTTCCACCGGAATTTGCAAGCGAATTTTTTCGCGGCGCTCGACGTGTGTCCGGTGGCCTTCCGCCAAGCCATTGTTCCCTTGGGGTTTTTCCAAAGGGGGAAGTCATGGCGATCGGGAAAAAATATAAGTCTAATATTAGTTCCGCTCCGAATCGGGGTGATTTGTGAGCCCGGCGGACATCGCGCGGGCGCTGGGGAAGGCGCACCGCACCGGCAACGAGTGGTCGTGCCTGTGTCCGGCGCACGAGGATCACAACCCGTCTTTCACCATCACCGAGCGCGGCGGGAAGCTCTACTTCCATTGTCATCGCGGGTGTGACCAGCAGGCGGTGATGGATGCGCTCACCCGGCGCGGGCTGTGGGGGCAGCCCGAGGACGACGGGAACGGGCTCAAGGCCAAGATCGCCGCGACCTACGACTACAACGACGAAACCAGCCGGATGCTGTTTCAGACGGTGCGGCTGGTGCCCAAGAGTTTCCGCCAGCGCCGCCCCGATGGCGTGGGCGGCTGGGTGTGGAAGCTCGACGGGGTGCGGCTGGTGCCGTACCGGCTCGATGAACTGGTCGAGGCGGCAAAGGCCGGTCCCGGCTGGAAGGTCACGATCGTCGAGGGCGAAAAGGATGTCGACAAGCTGGTCGGCGGCTGGGGCACCACGGCGACGTGCAACCCGATGGGGGCGGGGAAGTGGCGCAGTGAATTTAATCCCTATTTTAAGGACGCGGATGCTACAATTATTTCCGACAACGATGCTGTTGGCCGCGATCATGCGACCCATGTCGCCAAGGAACTCCTGCCGGTTGCCCGCACGGTCAAAGTCCTTCATCTGGCGGGACTACCCGAGAAGGGCGACATCAGCGACTGGATCGCCGCTGGCGGCACTGAAGGCGAACTCGATGACCTCATCGACGCCGCGCCGTTGTTTGATCCCGCTGTCGACGAGCCGCTGGCGCCGGAAGGGCAGCCGAAGGTGAGGTGGTTTGGCGATGACCCGACCGCGCCAAAGCCGCGCCAGTGGCTGCTTGGCACCAATTTCTGCCGGGGCTTCCTGTCGGGTCTGACCGGGGCCGGCGCGACGGGCAAGAGCGCGATCCGCCTCTTGCAGCTTCTAGCGCTCGGGCTCGACCGGGGCGATTTGGTCGGTGAGAGGGTATTTCACCGCACCCGTGTGCTGGTGGTATGCCTTGAGGACGACGAGGAGGAACAGCGTCGTCGTTTCACCGCCGCGTGTAAGCATCATGGGCTCAACCCGGCAGATGTGGTCGGCTGGGTGGCGTACTGGACACCGCGCAATCTGCGGCTGCTCGACATCGACCTGCGCGGTCAGGTCGAGCCGGGGCCCTTGGGCGATGCCTTAAAACATATCATTAGGCGGCTCGATATCGGGCTGGTGACGATCGATCCCTTTGTCAAATCGCACGGCGCGAACGAAAACGACAATGTGCTGGTCGACCGCGCGGCCAGCCTGTTGTTGCAGGTCGCGTTTGATTGCGGCTGTGCCTGCGATTATGTGCACCACCACAAAAAGGGGCTTGCGTTGGCGGGCGATAAGGACGCCGGGCGCGGGGCTTCCGCCCTGGCCGATGCTTCCCGACTGGTGAAGACGGCCACCAAGATGAGCATCGAGGAGGCTCAAGAATTTGGCGTCGATGATTTTAACCGCAAACTTCTGGTTCGCCTCGATGACGCCAAGATCAACATCGCCCCGCCAGCGGATCAGGCCGTGTGGTTCAAGCTGATCGGCGTCGACATCGACAACGGCACTCCCGACTATCCGGCCGGCGACAATGTCCAGACCGTCGAGCGCTGGTATCCGCCGGCACCGCCTGATCTACAGAAGTCCGATTTGGTTCAGGTCTTCGAGGCGGTTCGTTGCGGTCCCAAGTCCGGCGAATTTTATTCCGCCGATCCGCGCACGGGCGATTATTGGCTGGTGCCGCTTGTGCAGCAGGTCACCGGGCTCAATGAAACCCGCGCCGAACGGTTGGTGGGCGACTGGATCAAGAACCGCGTCCTCATCGAGGACAATTACGTGTCGGCGGCGCGACGCAGCAAAGAAAAAATGCGTGTCACGCTTAACGAAACCAAGGCGGCGGAAATTCTCGGGCCGCTCTACCGGCCGCCGCCAGCGGAAGAATAAGATGCCAGATGCGAACGTCGAGAAGGTCATGCGGGAGGCGATGGCAGCTCCCAAGGATCAGTGCGACGCCTGTCGCCGACCCTACGAAAACCGCGAAAAAACATGGGTCGGAACCGATGAGGCAGGTGCAACACTTCAGGTCGGCCCGTGCTGTCTCGATCGACTGAAGTTAGTGATGGGCGGATCAATTTATTTTACACCCGGAAGCGCGCTCACCACCGAAATCGATCGGCAAACGGCCAAGAAGACAGACCTGCGGATCAATACGGCAGACACGGCGTGGTCCCGCTCGGATCGTGGATGGTTTGCACGGCATCCAAATCGGGCCTATCGCGTTCGCCCATCGTTCCCCGACGAATGGCCGGACGATCGGGATAACTGCCAGTATAGCGCCGTGTGGCAAGTTGAGCCGGGTTCGCGAATGCGCAAGCCGCTGGCGGTCATCGACGAGCTGTTGAAAAACCCGACCGAGGTCGTTGCCAGAGCAATCTACGAATTTGCTGACGCCGCAGAGCCGGGGAAAGTCACGGCCATAAACACCGAGGACGTGTTGGCGCACGCTCAAATACTTGTCCGCACCGAATTCCACACAGGAGGCGGCAAGACGCGAAGTCATAGAGGCTTTAAGTGACCACATCGCCGCTCACCCCGTTCCCAGCTTGTCCTTATTGCGGCTGCGTCCGATTCTATGACGGACCGCACGGCGGTGACTGCGTTAACGCGATCTGCGTCCAGTGCGGGGCGGTCTTTAATCTGTTTGTGAAGCCCGGTTGGCCGGTCCTGCTGGTCAACGAGCTGAGCCCGCCTCGCCGTTATGGCTAAGGTGGTGTCGCACCTTCTGCCGCAGTCAGGCCCTATTTTCACGGCGTTTGCGACGCGCCTGGACGACAAAACCGTTATTACCGGCGTTGGCCTCGGCGAGTTCCGCGATGGGGAAATGTATCTTTCCGACAATAAACAGCCCGTCGCCATCTTGAGCGGCCATGAGGGATTTGATCGCGCGGGCTCGAGCGTTGGCCGGGTTGCGGCACTCGCAAATCACCAACTGGCCTTTAAGATGCTCGGTGATGAGCTTGAACACTTGGCCGGCGATGTCTGCCGGACCTCAAAAATCCTCGATGCAGTGCATATCACCCGCACCTTCGGGTTCGAGCCGGACTGACAAAAAATCCTGTTATTTCAATGAGTCCCCGACGACATTGAAACGGTGCCGTTTCCAAGTCGAAACGGTCAATGATTTCAAGGCGTTCACGATCGCACGATCTCTCATGGGGCCCCTGCCCCATATCATGGATCGTGCAGACGCGTCAACACGCTTGCTTCGCAAGCTCCCCTGCGGTAGCGCCATTACATGGCGCGCTACCATCAGGGACCGCCTGAAGGCGGCCCGATGGTCCGCAGTACCGGGAGAGCTACGCGGTTTCTTGTGAGGAGATTTAAATGGCCAAACGCAAACGCGGAAGACCCCGGAAGCAATTCGCCAAACGCAACACCACAACCCGGCAGGGCCGCAAAACCGGACACGATCCCGTCGACAGCGGAACCGACGAACTGGTCGCCAAACGAAAAGCCCTCACCCAACGCAGCGACCTGCCGCACAGCGACCCCATCGCCGCCCTCTACGGACGGGATTTAATCTCGGTCGCTCACTACAACGCCGCCCGCGACATCAGCGATCTCATCGCCATCGTTGGCCAGGAACACGTCGGCTCCGTCTGGCAGCGCATTCTCAGCGCACCCGGCGGCGTCCTCAATTTCGATCCCTCACCCGAGGTCGAACGCGCACAAAACATCCTGCACCGCCTCAAAAACCTCATCGGCGACCATTTCGGCCTGGTTTTCGCCATTTGCAGCGGTGATTGGGCACCGATCGTGCCCATCCTCCAGCGACCCAAAGATAAACCACACCCGTGGCTTAAGATAATAACGACCAGCCTCGACCACGTGGCAAACCGCTGGTCAGGCACCCGCGCCGCCTGATTATCCGCAGCGCAAAGATATTTTTCTTGGAATTTACGGTCACAAAGCCCGTTGACGCCATACCACATCTTGCGATTTACGTGCACGAACCCTCAAACTCCACGCTCTGTTCCCGATGACCGGAAAATCATTTCCGCGTTACTCGGGATACGCATTTGTTGTTTTGGGGACTATGGGAGGTCGGCAAACACACGGGTCGTGTATTTGATCATCGGCGGCCCCCCGAGCCTTCGCGCGCATGAGGGGCGGAAGTACCTGACAGGGAAAGTGACAGAGGAAGGCGACGAGGCGGCGTCTTCCCTTAGCGGCGGCGATGGCTTGTCCGGCAAAGAGGGGCTTTCGCCGTCGCGCCCTCGCTCGGAGGTGCCGATGCGGGCATACTGGACGCATGCTCTGGGCGATCCTCTTGAAGCTCCAGCCGGCAGTGCCGCGATTGACGCCCGCCTAACGAAGTGTGCCGAACGTCCCCATATCGCCCGCAGGTGGTGATCGGCTTTCCATAATGACCGTTCTGCGACATTGCCGCCCAATGAAATCAATACCTTAACTGCCCTGCAACCGGCGCGGGCAGCCTGATATCCATTAAATCAATATCTAGTAGGTCAGCGTTCGCTATCCGCGAGTAATTAAAATCCGGGGGAAGCGATGCAGGAAGACTGGCGAGGGGTCGATTTTCCGCGTGATCGGGAAGTCATGCTCAGGCTCGATCTGGCTGTGCCGGCGCATTGGGACGCTTCCTTGGGGTGTTGGGTGCTGTCGCACCCTGTGCACGTCGAGACTGTGCACAGGCCCTATGCCTGGAAGCCCATCAAGGGGCATGAGCCGGTAGGCACTGCCTCGGCTTGAGCCGGACGCCGAATCCGCTACCTGGTGCGCCAGGCGCCAAGTTTCCGCAGTCCACCGAGGTGCTCGAGGAGGTTGCTCCAGCTCCTCTGCTCGGATCGCCACATCCGGCGGTTCGAGCCGGCTTGGTCCGCCCGCCTCCGGAACTACCGGAAGGGGGGGGAGGGGGGGTCCAGTCCAGTCCAGTCCTGGTTCCGCCCGCCTCAATATGGAAAACTCGAGCCAGCCGCCAACACGTGGCCACTTATGGGCCATTAAAATAATTAATTCGGGAATATCCGGCCCGATTAAAAATAATATTTGAAAATATTCCGGAGGTGCCGATGGCGACGGTAGTGGAACGGCGTGCGGCGAGTTGGGTAAAGGAGCGGTTAGTGGAGTTGGGGTTTCGGGATGTGGCGGTGAAGTTGGCGGAGATGACGGCGCCGCACCGTGACCAGCCGACGGTGCGACCTGATCTTCCGAGATTGGACAATTGGCCGGAGCCGCCGAAGCGTCCGGTAGGAAGGCCGCGCAAGGTAGTGTAGGATCGTGGTGTGATCTGGTTCCTAAAGGGAACGGGTTACTCCCCATAAAACTTGCCCCCGTCACCGGGGGCATTTTGGCTCTGCCGGTGAGGCGGGGGACGGGCGGGCGTGTCGGTGTGATGCGGTCCCATCGCAGGGGCACGTCCGTTTCCGAGGGGGTGCCGATGTGGCTGCATGTACACATTGGCGATCGGGAAGCGGCCGTCGTGGACGGCCTACGGCTAGGCGTCAGAGACGCCGCCTTTGACCCGGCGAAGCATCCCAAGGGCGGCGACCCGGAAAATGCCGGACGGTTTTCGAAGGGCAGTGGGGGTGGGGGAAAGAAGGCCCCTGCGCCAAAGCCGACGACCACATCTCCCTCTCCGGTCACCTTAAAGCCATCAAAGGAGCGGGCCTGGTCGGGGCAGCCGCGCCCCGAGGCGACGCGGTTGGGGAAGCAGGAGGCGGGGAAGCTGGGGGAGGCGATTGCGCAGAGTTATGTGCGGTCGCTGGGGGCGAAGGACGCGCGTCCGGTCAATGCCAAGCAATCGAATTTTCCGGTCGATTTGATGGGGGGTGACGCGGTTTACGAGGTGAAGACGGGTCAGGTCTCGAATAGCCGCGGGGCGACGCAGTGGCGGGCGACGATTGGCCAGCCGGGCCCGACCGAGACGGCGTTGTTGGCGAATATGGGTCCGGAGGAGAAGCGGGCGTGGAACGAGCGCAAGGAGCGCGCGATCATGGCCCGCAAGGCGGAAGCGCTAAAGCAGATCGCGGCCGAGACCGGGCGGAACATCCAGGCCAAGACCTTGACGATGATCCTCGATCCCGACCGGGGGATTGCGGACGTATTTGAGTTCCGGGGGTTTCACAAGCGGATCGCCTATAATTCCGCCGAAGCGGAGGAAGGCTATGTCGCGAGCTTCTCGTACATCGAGCGACGCGGGGGCGGGGACGAAGCCGGAACAATCTGTTCCGACTGCCTCGGAAGCCTGGGCGGAATTCGAGAAGTCCCTGGACGCGTGGTACGAAGATTATCTGGCTGGGCTACGGGACCACTTTGGTGACAAGCCGTCCGGCGGTACCGAACCGCCCGAGGCCGAATAACCCGAATTGTGGCTGGCAGTTCTGGCTGATCGTGGTGCTGGCGGTCGCGATCTGGTCGCTGATCGGGCTGGGGGTGTGGCTGGTGGTGTAGGAGGCGGCGATGATCGTGGTGGAAATCCTGATCGTGGTGAGCCTGTTTTTATGGTTCCTCTCCCTCTTGCCGCCGGCCGCGAGCCAGTTCGCCTGGTCGACGTCGTGGTTGGCGTGGATCAGCGTGGTGTTGATCGCGCTGTTCCTGTTCCTGCCGGCAATGCGGTGAGAATTTTTATATTCTGGACAGAGGAGGCGACCATGCACACCCCCGATCCGAAGCCCGAGGAAACTGGTCCCGGTGAAGGCGAGCCGGCCGGCGACGAGCCGGAGCAGAAGGACGACGGCACGGAAGAAGCCGTCGAGGACGCGGGGCGCGAGACGGCCTGATGGCAGCGAGCGCCTCCGGCGCAGGGGCAAGGCCCGATCATCGGGACCACTGTCAGCAATGCGGCGGGGCCGGCCCCGGCCAATACGCTGACATGATCATGTTCCCGATGTGGCCCAAGGGCGCCGAGCCGCACTGCTACACGGTGTTTTATTGTGACGCCTGCATCCGTGGACAAGCCGAGGAGGAAGCGGCGGAGCGGGAATTTCTCGGTGAAGTCGAGTGGCAGCGGCAGCGCGAACAGCACAAGGCCGAGTTCACCGCTATGATGGACCGGAGCGGGGTCAAGCGACACTGAACCGGAGGCGCGCGATGGACGAGCCGCTGCTGCAGTTCTTTTCGACCGCCCACTTGCTCGGGGAGTTGCGCGCGGTGAGCGAGCCCTTTGGTGAACTGGCCCGGCACGTCGTCGCGACACTGCCGCGCAACCCGGAGCGCACCGTGGCGCTGCGCAAGCTCCTCGAAGCCAAGGACTGTGCCGTCCGCGCGGCGCTGTATAAGTCCGACCCATGAGCGGCGAGAGCGACTATGGCCGCGATGTGCGGCGTGAGCTGTTCCGTTCTCTCCCGGCGCTGGCGGCGCTCAGCGGTGTCGAGCGCTACCGCGCCGAGGAGCTGATCGAGCGGCTGGTCGAGAACGCGATCGGCGACTGGAACGACAGCCGGGCGGCCGATTTTGAGTTTGTCGAGCCGCCATGATGACGCCCGCCGAGCATAACGATCCCGAGTGGCTGGCCGTGCGCTGGGAGGAGAACAGCCGGGGCCAGGGGTTTCTCGCCGGCTGGTATGTGGTCCGGGTGTGCCCGTGTCACCGGGGCGAGCGGGTGACGCTGCCGCTCCAGGGCGAGGCGGACGCGCAGCGGGTGCGGCGGGTGCTGCTCGGTCTCGAAAAGGGGAAGTTGGCCCCCGCGCCGCGCGAGTGGTCGCCCGACCCGGAACGCCCGACGGCGGTGCTGCCGGGTCAGGTGTGGCGGCGCAACCGATTGCGCGACGGGCGCTATTTCCGGGTGCTGGCGGTCAAGAACGGTCAGGTCGAAATCGCCACGGTCGACCGGGGCGAAGACGGCGGCTGGGTGCCGGGCGGTCAGAACTGGCGGAAGATCGCCGTGCGCCGGCTGTTGCAGCGGCCAAAGCCGGGAGCGCCGTGGCCCTACACGATGATCGAGTGAGGGGGCATCACTTGGGCGGCAGCAGCCGCTGATCGGGCGGCAGCAGGGCTTCGGCGCGGATCATGCGGGCGGCGGCGGACATCTCGGCGGTAAAGGCGGCGTCGATCGGCATCGGCGCGGTGTGGCCAAACTGCCCGTTCTCGTCCTTCAAAAAACACATGGCGAGCTGGCCCTCGGGGGTCTTCCAGCGCCACAGCACATGGCCAACCTCGGTGACGGCGGCCAGCACCAGCGCGCGCACGGGGTCTTCCATCCAGGCATTCTCAAAACCGGCAGCGACCCACATCTGGCAGGCGGCGACCTCGCGCCCACCTATGCGCATCAGATCGGGCGCGGGATCGACCACCACGCCACAGCGGTCGGGGCGCAGATCATCGGGCCAGCCCTCAAGCAAATACTGGCACGACCACACCCGGCACGATTGGGGCCGCCGGTCGTAGACGGCGCAGCCGGGGGTGCCGGCGTAGGGAAACGACCGCTCATGTTGGCAGCGGGTAAAGGACGGCAGGCCGATTTCGGCGACCGCGATCAGGCGACAGCACAGCGTGCACCCGTCGCAGGACTTTTTGGGTTTTGGCATCACCGCCTCGGCCAGCGCGGTGACGGGCGGGGAATAGCGCCGGGGCTTCATAGCTTCTGACAGATCGCACGGGCGGCAATGGCCGCTTCGAGGGCTTCGCCGATCCGGTGGTCGACCTCGCGGAACGGGTTGCGCTGCGGCGTGACCTCCAGCGCCGCGCGCAAGGCCATGATGGCGGTGTTGAGCAGCACGCGGATGTCGGCGGCAACCTCGATGTCAGTATCGCTCATGAGTGTGGTGCTCCCTCGACGCGCTTGGTGGCGCAGAACACACAAATCCGCAACAGCCAGAACGGCAGGCCGGCGGCGGTTTCGACCGGCGTGCCGCAGTCATGACAGACCGTCGCCACGTTGTCGGGGAAGTGCGCCGCGCCGCGCAGCAACAGGCAGATGATGAACTCGCCCGGTTGGGGCTGCCCGCGTTGCGCGAAGGCGTGCATCATCCGCTTGGTGGCGGCGGGATCGCGGGCGTGACGATCGAGCCACGCCTCGGCGCCGGGTAGGTGGCGCACGGCGACCCCCAGCCGCTTGCGCAGCAACAGGATCGAGGTGAATTCCTCGACGAGCGACTTCACCCGGTCTTCCAGTCAGGGCCAAACGCGCGTGCGGCGGCGGCTTCCGTTTCCGCCAGGAGTTGCCGCGTCTCGGCCCGGTCGAGCAGCATCGCGACCCGCCCCGTGATCGACTGCGCTGTAAACGCGACAAACCGATCGTCAGCGGCGACAAGCTGGACGCTGCCGATGCCTTCTTGTTCCATTTTACCCCTCCTCGATGTCGATGCCGACGATGACAACCTCGCCGTCGAGGGTCTGCCGGATGATGGGCGTGGTCGCGTTCCACAGTTCGTCGGGTATCGAGCAAATTTCCTCGATGGCTTCTTCCGCCAGGGCGCGGAATTGTTCCTTGGTCATGCTTCAAAGCCTCCGCGTTCGGCGAGTACCGCGATAATCCCCGCGACGCCAAGCGCGCGGCGTTCGTTGGGCAGCTCGTCGAGGATGATCGCCACAGCGCGCGTCAGCGCGGTGATGGCTTCCGGCGAAGTCAAACGCAACGTCTGGCGGCAATAGGCGACCAGCGCCTTGCTTTCGCTCGCGCGTCCGGTGATGGCCATTTTTCACCACACCGGATTGCGCTTGTTGGGCTCAAATTCCTCGCCGAATGCCTCGCGGTGCAGCCGGCAATACCACTCAAAAAACTGTTGCTCCGAGCCGGGGCGATCGTTGGACCCGGTCGGGTCGCCGTCGCCGGCATGGAGCCGCTCGCACAGGTCGCGGTCCATCAGGTTGTTTGCGGCGTCAAAGTCGATGTCGACGCCGTGGGCGTTGGTGATCGTGGTCATCGGCTTCACCCCCTCACATGGGTCTGGCGGTGGATGACATCGCCCGAGCCGCGCCAGTACGGCTCGACGATCCAGTGCTTGTCGCCCCGGCGCGCGAGGTACGAGCTGACCAGATGCACGCGCGGGCTCTTGCGGAGATAGCCGAGCGGCTGGACCGGCCGCAGTGTCGCCCCGACCGGCGCCAGCCGCAGGCTCACGCGGGTGTGATCGAGCAATGGCACTTCGCCCTTGCGGACGCGGTGCTTATTGAGCCGCGAGAGGTCGACCGAATTGTAGGTCAAGAGCGGGCGCGAGGCGGTGAGCATCAGCATCGTGCACCACAGCACGATGTATTCGCCGACCACATCGCCAGCGGCCAGCGCGCGCACCAGCCCGTCATTGCCGAGGGCCGCGAAGTAATGCTCGCCCCACGCGCTGGTCCGGTGTTCGGCGGTGCGCCAGATGTCGAACAGCGCCGCGAGCTGGATCGGGTTGTCGACCCACAGCGTGGCGAGATTGCCCTTTAAAAGCCCCTCGATTTCCCGCTCCGGCAGGTGGTAGCGCTGGTCGAGGTCAAAATAGGGCTGGATCGCGCCGATATTGGGCACGTTGAGCCCGCCGACTGCCGTGCCGTTTGGCGTTGTCCACGCCCAGGTAGCGGTGCCGCGCCGCCCGCCTTCGTCGGCCTCGAGCAGAAACCCGACACGCCCCGGCAGCGGGCGCAGTTCCTTGTAGGAGAGCTTTTCCCACGGGAATTTGTCGCGCAACCGCTGGCGATCGGCATCGTCCCATTCCACCCAGAGCTTGGGGTAGGGGATGCGAAGGTGAGCCATCGCATCAAGGGTGACCTTGGGGCGGCCGAGATTGAGTTCGACACAGGTGCGCATCGCGCCGGCATCGAGCAGGAAGCGCGGGGCGCCAGTGAGCCGCTCGGCCAGATCGATATAGCCATCAAGCACCGGGTCCATCCGCCGGAGAACGCCCTTCTGGGTGCGAAACGCCGCGCCGATCTGGGTGAGCGTGTCCATCAGGTAGCTCATCGGGCCGCGACCTCGATGATGACGGTGACGACGACCGGCGGCGGTAGCCGCCTGCGCCTCGGACAGACAAAGCGGATGACGGCCAGACCGATCAGCACGGCGGCGACGAGGCTCATGCCCATTCCTTGCCGCAGGTTTCGCAGCGGCTGACGTACTGATCGCCCGCGCCGGTATTCGGATGACCGCACGGCAGCAAGGCGTCGTCATCATCGGGCCCGTCACGGTCCCAGGTCGCCACTTCGTGCAGGGTTTCGATGTCCTGCGGTGTCAGCAGCTTGCAAACCCGGCGGAACAGCTCCGGTTCGCGGGCATAGAGGTCGAGCAGGTCGCGTGCGGCCCGCGCGATGGTGACGAGGGGATCGGTGTCATCGCTCATGCGTCGCTCCTGCGGCTGGTGTTGGCCGGGTGCTGCTGCCCTTCAAAATCGACGTGCATAATGTTGCACTCGTGACGCACGCACCACGCCTGGAACCCGCGTACTGTCCAGCCGATTTCGATCCGTGCCCGGTCGCGCGGCGACGTGCCGTCCGGTAGCTCGGCGAGGCACAGACCGCAGTGGATAAAGGCACCGATTTCGTGCTGATTGCTCGGGCCATCGCTGCTCATTGTTCGTCTCCGTTGTCAAAAGGGCGCTGTACCGCGCCCGCGCCCGATACGCCGCTGACCAGTCGCTCGTCGTAGCCGATCGGCCAGCGATAGCGCGGGTCAGCGACGCACCAGAGATGAAACTGGTTGGCGGTGTCGACCAGCCGGGACCGCGCCGGGTACAGCTCGACGCCCTCGCATTCGGGGCCGACAAGCTGGTCCTTGATCCGCTGAAAGTCGCGCCAGTCGCGCGCCGGCCCCCGGTCGAGCCGCTTGATCGACAATTGGATGATGTCGCAGCCCTTGGGGCCGCGTCCGTCATGGCGGATGACGTGCACCTGATAGGTGTCGTTTTTCCAGAGTTCGCCAAGTTCGCCCTGTCCGGCCCGAATCGATTGCCAGATGTCATCGTCGGTGTACTGCGGCCAAGTCGTCTTGGTGTGATCGAACAGCGCCTGGAGCTGCGCGGGGGATTTTTGTCGGTAGACCGCGCGCTCCAAGGGGAGCCAGCCCTGTTGGGCTTTATGGGCGCGGCGTTGGTGCCGGTTCATGCCATTTGATGCCTTGCGTGGAAGGGGGGAAATCCTTAGATCAAGCGCCGATCCTTACCCGTGGAAGGGGGGATCGCGCCCCAGCATCCCGAAATGCCGGGGCTGAAACGCCGCCGGGCTCCAACCCGTGCGGCGTTTCGCTTAGACGGGAACTATGCTTCTTTGGGTTCGAACAATTTGGCCTCCGGACCGCATTTGCCTATCACGGTGCCCCGCATTATCTCGACGCTCATCGCATGGGTGCGCGGCTTCCCGGTGACGTAATCGATGATTTCCGCGTCACCGCTGGGATGACGGCAGACAGCGCGAAACGGTTTGAACTCGATATGACGGCAATCGCCGCAGGCTTTGATGGTGGTCAGGTCGTCGGTCATCCGATGATCCTCGCGATAAAGCTGGCGGTTCAGTGTCGGGCATGGGGCGGTTTCGGCGGTTCGGGGATCGCCTCGTCAAATTCCCGCCGCTCGTCGTAGAGGATCGCCCACAGGGCCAGCTTGACGCGGTGATCCTCGGTGGCTCGTTCCTCGCGTATGGCCGCGTTGCGACCAAGGCCGGCGAGCAGTTCCCGTATCTTGTCGCTGGGCAGCTTGCGGTGGATTTCGACTAGGGCGTCGTGTCGGGACTTCATGTTGGGGTTCACTCCTGGGAAGGGGGGTGCGCCAGATGGATCAGGGCGAATTCGTCGCCCTCGGCCACATCGGGGTAAATCTCGGCGAGACTGGCGCGAATCGCCTCGTCGAGTCGTTCGAAGGTGCGAACCTCAAAAAGTCGGCAGTGCATCAGCATCCCGTGTTCGCCGTGGGTCGCGTGGCTGTGCCGCCAATCGAGCCAGAATTCACGACCGGGGTAGAAATTCCTGGCGGTGTAGGGCGGGCGGTGCCGGCGGTACTCGATCGTCTTCTCGCCCGCCTTGATGGCGTCAAAGAAAACCCGCCTGACCATCACCCGCAACAGGTTGCGTTCCTTCGTCATGTCCCCCCTCCTCGTCGAATCGCGGTCGCGACCTCGGCGCGCAACTGCTCGGGGGACAGCGTTCCGTGCGCAAAGCCAAAGCTCATCATCGCCAGCGCGATCGTGGGGGGAACATCGGCGCTGGTCCCGGCCGACGATTCGCCGGCCTCAAAATATTTGTACTGCCGCAGGCTGACGCCCAGCAGACGCGCCGCGACCGGCTGCGTCCAACCCAAACCCTCGCGCGCTTGGCGCAGTTGATCTGGCGTCATCGAGTGATTATCTTTCATGGTGCTCGATGCAGTGCGCCTTTCTTAGCCTTTCGGAGGGTGTGCCACGCACGAGACAAGCCGCCCGGTCGTTCCAGCGACGCGGGCGGCGTCCGTTTGAGACTACCCAAAAATCTTGAAGAAAGCCGCGCCGGCCGCAAAGAAGGCGGCGCCGCTGGTCATGCCAGCGATCATCAGCGCCCAAGGGGCCAGGCGGATTTCCTGTCGCTTGCGATCGTGGTCCGCCAGCATCTGGTCGATATGCGCCAGCTTCTCGCGAATATCGATGCTGTCGAGGGTATCGTCCGTCATGGGGTTTTCCCGCAAAAGTGCATGACGTGCACCTTAGCAGATACCCCCGACGAGCAGCCAAAAAAAAGCCCCCGCCTCCCGGCGCGAGCCAGAAGGCGGGGGAAGACGTTCAGGCGGCGGTGCGATCGGCCACAAGCCCGTGGTAGATGCTGAGCAGCCAGCGATAGTCGCTCAGATCGAGCAGCAGCCGGGGGTTGAGCGTCTGCATGACCGCAGCGGCACAGGCCAGTCGGGCGTAACCCGGCCACTCGGCACCGATCAGCGGCAGCCCGCTATCGGTGACAAAGGCCCGGTAGTGGCGGTCGGCCACGTCGAGCGCGCTGGTGTGGCTGTCGCGACACCAATCGAGGAAGTCGATTTCCTGGCCCCACGACCCGACACGGGCGGCGCCGACATTGGCCTGGATCGCTCGGGTGAGCCCCAGCCCCTTTTCGTCGCCGAGCTTGTCCCAGATGTCGCTGTAGAGAAAGTCGACCGGCTCGGCCGGCTTCCACGTGAGCGCGTCGGCAACGACCAGTTCGACCTTGGGCCATGACCGCCAGTCGCTGATCCGGTCCATCAGCGCGATGACCCGCTTGTCGCGTTCCACCACGGTGACTTTGGTGACCTCCGGCTTGCGCGCCAGGTTGTAGGCGACAAACCCCATGCCAAGCCCGGCGACGACGACGTGGCCGCGCGCCGCCGCGATGTGCGGCATGTGCGACTCGCGTTCCATCGCCGCCAGCGACATCCAGATCGTGCCCGACTTTCTGATCATCCAGCCGGGTTCCTGGGTCGCGTGCAGGCGAAAATAGCCCGTGGTCGGCTTGGTGAGCAGCGGGGTCGGGTCGCACGTCCAGTGCTGGTACTTGCCGGCGCGGTACTTGGGCCGTTCCGGCTCCGGCCACGGCAGTGTGATGTTGTTGATTGCGTCCATCATCGATCCTTTCTGGGTAGTTTCCAGCTACCACGACGGGCCGGCAAGTCGCCGGCCCCAGCCGTTTCGGCCTTGCTGAAGGGCCTCGTCAGGTGGCTATCGCTTTAGTTCACGTTGCCAGCGCGCCATGTTGTGGCGCAGTTCGTGATCACCGGAGGGCCGGTGACGCACGGGCTCGATGACCTCAAAGCGGTCGCCCGCGTCCGGGCAGAGGCCAAGACGCGAGCCGTTGTCCCAGTGGACGTGGACGGTTCCGGTGTCGTCGACAAACGACACGGTGCCTTCCAGACCGGCGGGGAGATGGGTGTAGGTGTCCGTGCAGAGGATCAGGCGGACCCGCTTCCCAGTTAGCGGCGACTTCATTTGTCGTCTCCCTTGATGATCGCGTCCAATTTCGCCTTCCATTCTGGCGACAGACGCGATCCGATTTCCTCGATGACCTGATCGAGGTCTTTGAGCGAGCGGCGTTTGAGCCGGCCTTCACGCACCGCTTGGCGCGCTTCGGCGGGTGTCATCTCGCGGCCGGTCTTCGGCGCAGCGGGCAACCCCACCAGATCGCACAGCTCATCGTGAGCCTGTTTGATCTTGGCTGGCAGACCGAGGTCTTGGCGCAGCCACTCGCCGAGATTGACGACGTTACTCTTACTCATCGTTCAGTCCTTTCTGCATCATCAGGCGATAGTTTCCAGCTACCGCGACCTTTCGGTTTCGGCCTTGCTGAAGGGCCTCGTCAGGCGGAACAAAAAAACAAAAAGCGGGGGCCGAAGCCCCCGCCCTTCACTCCTCGTCGATTGGTTCCGACGCTTCGTAGTTGGGATCGGTCAGAACCTCTGGCCGGAACTTGGCCAGTTTTTGCTTTCGGCATTTCCAACACGCATAGGTGAGGAAGATGCCGCGCGCGTCGTACCGGGCGCGCGCCGGCTCACCGGAGCCGCACTCACAGATTTTCATGGCTGAGCGTCCTTTTCGAGCTGCCGCCGGGCCAGTTCTTGGAACACGGCCAGCGTTTCGCTGGCCTCGGCGACGGTGCGGCAATTCCAGGTGAACGCGCGGCCGTTTAGCAAATAAACGACCTTGCGTCCGTCCCGCGCGAGAGTGCCGTTCCCCCGCGCCGCCGCAATCGCGGCGTCCTTGCCGTTGATCTTCACTGGTTGCGTCCGTGCCAGTCGCCGAGCGGATCGGGACCGAGGTCATCGATCGCGCTCTCAGGGTCGCGCGCGCAGTGTTCGACATAAGCCGGATTGGCGAGCGACACGTCCATCTCGAGCGGGATGTTGCGCTCGCGCCACGCGGCGCGGGTGCCATACCACATATCGAGCAGGGCGACTTCGGCGTTGAGATTTTCCATCATCGATCCTTTCGGAGTGTTCGGCGTTTCCAGCGCCGGGGTAGTGAAGCTACCGCGACGACCGGGCAGATGAGCCCGGCCCTTTCGCCCTTGCTAAAGGGGCTCGTCAGGCGGCAAGTCGATTTGTCCAAAGAAGTCTGCTGCGCTGGCGCGCACCAGATGCGAAACGGGCAGCGTGCGCGGCCCGTCAAAAAAGCTCACCACGGCGTGGTGGCTGCGGTCGCGATAGCCCGCATAGCAGGCCATCACGCCGATCCGGTCGCGCCGATCGCCAAAGGCGACCCGCACGATCCGCCCGCGTTCGATGCGCATCAGGCGTCGAGCCCGAGCGCGCCGATCGCGGCCACATGGGCGATGTCGACGTCATCCCAGTCGACACTGCCGCCGCGCTGCTTGCCGCGCTCATACGCGGCGACCAGCAAGCGACAGGCGAGAAACGCGGCCTCGGCCCGATCCGCGGCGGTGATGGCCTTGGTCAGGTCGAGGTCGGGAACGAGGAACTCGCCGCAATCGATGCAACGCCCGCGCCCGTCGTCGCGGTGCTGGCAGCGTGAGGTGCTGTCGGGGCCCGTCCATTGCGACTTGTCGAGCAGCGCGGCGTCCTCGGCGTCGTCTTCCGGTGTCCACCAGACATCGGCGCCGGGGAATTCGGCGCGAAGTTCCTCGATGAGGACGCGCGGCACATCGCCGGTAAACAGCCAGTCCATGTCGCGCTTGCCAAAACCGGCACCCGCGCCCCGGAACTGGCCGCCAAACTGGCGGACGATATTTTCTGCGGTGTGCGTGATCCGCTCGAAGTCGTCGGGCGAAGTGCACGGCGCAGACAGGTAGAGAATCGTATTCATGGTCTGTCCTTTCGTGGGGGGATTGCATCATCACGGGTAGTTTCCAGCTACCACGACAAAAGGGCCGGCAGATGAGCCGGCCCCAGTGTGTTTCGGCCTTGCTGAAGGGCCTCGTCAGGTGGCGGTTTCGATGGAGGCAATCGTCACGGCGTCAGGCTCTCCCTCGACCAGTTCAAACAGGTCCAAAAGGGCGATCTGGCGGAAGGAGTCACGCGCCGTTTCCAGGCTGTCGGCTTCGTCATCTTCGATGACAACCGTGCCCTCTATTCGCCATTTAACCAAGTAAGCCATCGTCAATCTCCTAGTCGGGTGCCGGGGTTGGGCAGGGTGTTGAGCAGGGCGTAGGTTTCGTCCGCAACGACGTGAAGCGGCGCGTCTACGATCCCCCGGCAGTAAAGTTTGGTCATCGCGCCGTGGTCGGCATCGTGGCGAGTGTCGGTCGGCATCCGTTGCCAGATTTCGACGGCGATCCCGTCCGGGGTGACGTCGAGCAGCGCGAACCACCACTGGGTCCGCGTCGCTTCGATGCGATAGCCGGTCACGACCGCACGGCGGCGGTGCCGCTGGCGCCGGGGCACTCAAAGATCGCGAGACGGCAGGTCACGCTGAGCGTCGAGACGGCCGTCATCATGACCAGCGCCAAGGCGCGGAAGGTCATCATGAGCGGCCGGTCCTGATGGGGAGGTGTTTGCATCATCGTTCCTTTCGGGTGTCGGCGTTCCAGCGCCGGGGTAGTCACAGCTACCGCGACCGGGTCCGGTTTCGACCTTGCTGAAGGGCCTCGTCAGGCGGAAAAAAGCGGGAGGGGTGTTCGACACCCCTCCCCTATTGGCTACCGATCGACGACGACGTGGATCACTTCGCCCCACGGCGCGCGACCCTCGCGCTCGGTCGACGCCCACAGGACCGGATAATTGGGCTCCGGTCCAAAGTCGTAGCACTCAAGATCGGTGAAGTAGACGAGGCACGCGGGGGTGATCCCGAGTTCCTCGACCTTGGCAAACGACGGCGAGAACCGCGTCCCGCCCCGACCGTAGGCTTTCACCGTGATCGGATAGTCGTCTGGGCCAAATTCCTCAACCTTGTGCACCTCCTCATCGGCCAGCAGCACGGTCACCCGGTCGGGCTTCACGCTATCGATGATGGCGTTGACCTCGTCCGTGGCGCATTGCAGCGCCGCCGAATTCATGCTGATCGATGTGTCGATGACGTACACGAGGTCCGTGATCCCGTCGCTCGTGACCGCCGGCAGGTAGAGGCCAGCGGCGACGTAACGGCGGTTTGGCGGTGTCCAGGTGTAATCCTGCTTGGCGCTGGTATCGACAAAGCGCCGCAGTTGTTCGCGCCAATCGACATAGGGGGCGCGGACTTCCTCGAACATCTCGATGAGATGCCCCGGAAGGTTGCCGGCCTTTTTGGCGATCGCGATCGTCTGCGCCACGGCTTCCTGCCAGTCCCGCTCGAGTTCCTTGGCGTCGGCCTCGGAGAGCGGCTGGTCGGTGCCGTCATCGGATGGGGCAGAAAACGTGCCGCACCCGCCAACGTTTTCCGCTGGCGCATCGTCGTCGTCCTGTGCGTTGCTGCCAGCGCCGTCGCCGTGGCTCTCGCCATCGTCGCCGTCGTCGCCCTCGCCGTCGTCGGGCTGGTCGTCGGTGTCGCTGTCAGTTCCGGGGCTGCGGCCTTCGCCGTCGCCCTCGCCGTCACCGTCGTCCTCGCCTTCCTCGTCGTCGTCGTCATCGGCTTGCGCCTGTGACTTCGAATTCGACTTTGCTTCGGCTTGCGCTTTGGCCTCGGCCTCGGCCTTGGCCTTTGCGCGGGCGAGCTTGCGAGCGTAGAGGACGGAATAGATGCCCTCTGCCGCTTTGCCGTCAAATTCCGGATCGAGTAGAGCCGACGCTGGCAGTTGCAAGCCAGCGGCGACGATCAGGCTGTTGATGGCATAGTCGCAAGCCTCGTTGAATGTCCGATGGTGCCGTTTGCCCAGCCGCATCGGATGACCCGCTGCGCAGTGCATGATCTCGTGAGCGACAACGCCCACGAGGTGATCAAACGGCATTTTCATGATGAAATCCGGATTGTAGGACAGGGTCCGGCCATCGACGCACAGTGTCGAAATGGTGTCTCTCGCGCGCAACTTGAGCCGCAGCCCAAGCTGGCCGAAAAACGCCCATTCCGGCTTCATGATCAGCCGCATCCGCGCCTGGATCATGCGTTTTTCGTGTTCAAGCATCATCGAAGTCCTTTTCATGTTCGGCGTTCCAGCGCCGGGGTAGGTGAGCTACCGCAACAGCCGGTTGGTTCCGGCCGTTTCGGGCTTGCTAAGGCCCATCGTCAGGCGGCGATTTGGTTTCTTGGGTACGGGCCGGCGTCTACGACATGAAGTCGGCGACTTCCGCGAGGATCGCATCGGCCTTTTTGGCGACCTTGGTGCGCACCTTGCTATCGTTGCGCAGGGTTTCCGCGTCGACGGCGCAGAGTTCGTCTTCCAGCCGCGCCGTCATCACCGCCAACTGGTTGGAGCCGGTGATGTTGAGGCGCGGCAGGAGCCCGACAAGCTCGCGCATGTTCTCGACCAGCGAGTCGCGGAAGACGTTCTGCTTTTTGCCGTCCGGCTCGACCTTGTAGGCGCGCAGCTTGTCGCCGAGCGACTGGACGTGATCGTGGATCCGTTGCCAGACATCGATCATGGCCCCCTCCACTGCCTGATGGAGGTCGGCTTCGATGTCGGCCCGGACCTTCTCGCGTTCCTCCTCACCGATGTCGACGCGGAAGTCGTCCGCGTTGGGCAGTCCGGAGATTTTGGACTCGATGGTAAACAGGTCGCCGATCGTGTGGGCGGCGGGGTATTCGGCTTCCTTGTAGAGCCGGCCGAGACGCTTGCGCGCGTCGGCCAGATAGCTCGGATAGGCGGTCACGAACCGCGCGACCGCTTCCTCGAACTGGTGCTTGAACTCCTGCTGGGCGGCCTGATAGTCGAAGTACATGGCCGCCGGCAGGATGCGCGAGCCCTCATCCGTCCACGGTAGGGTGTGGTCGTAGTGATGATGGCGGGCCTTGGTCGCGATGATCCGGATTTCTTCAAGCGCCTCCTTTGCCAGGAGCCGCTTGGTGAACCGGCCCATCTCGACATCGGACCCGTTGTCGCGGGCGACCTGTTCGCTCACGTCGCGGTCATGCTTTGACGCCGACCAGCGCGAAATCTTGAGTTTCGTGAGCATCGCCTTGTCAGAGACGTGTTGCATCGTCATCGATCCTTTCGTTTGTCGGCGTTTCCAGCGCCGGGGCAGCACAGCTACCGCAAGCGCCGGTTGGTTCCGGCGCTTTCGGCCCCCGCTACGGGGCCATCGTCAGGCGGCGATTTGGTTTCTTGCGTCCTACGACCGACGGAACTAGCCCATCAGGTCTTGGTGCTTCGCGGCGAAGTCGATGAACCGCCGCGACTCGCAGAGCAGCGGGTCGCGCTTCGTCGCGGTCTTGACCGCAAAGATCATCCACTCGGCGGGCATCCGTTCGACATAGGTCATGAAGTTGTCGAAATTGGCCTTTGTCGCCTTGTTGGCGAGGCCCGCGCCGATCGCGTACATCGTGCCGGGTTCGTCCGGAACGGCGGCCGCTTTCGGGTTTTTCAGGATGCCGTCGAGCGATGGCAGGGTGCGGAACGTGTGCATAAAAAACATGAATTCCGCAGCGGCCCCCGCCCCTACCGTGCCCGCATAGCAAGCGTGCTCGATGTCGTCGCGCGGCCCCTTGGCGAGGGCCTTTGAAACGAACGCCCACGAGCGCGGGCACGGGAAGGATTTGTCGGTCGACTTGGGGTCGTAGGCGTGCAGCAAGTTCGGACGGAACTTGACGAACGCCACGACCTCGGGGCGGATGCCGTTGGCCGAAGCCCACGCGACCCAATCGTCCAGGTCCACTTCGCACTCGATGTGGACAAAGCGACTGGACAGGGCCTCACCCATCCGCGTCACGCCCCGGCTGGTGTCGGGGTTGCCGGCGGCGACGACGGTCCAGCCGTCAGGCAGGGTGTATTCGCCGAGCTTCCGATCGAGCGTCAGTTGCAGGATGGCGTTTTGAACCATCTGCGGCGCGCGATTGACCTCGTCGAAAAACAACACGCCCTCGCCGTCACGCGGCAGGAAGTCGGGCACCGCCCAATGGGCGCGACCGTCTCCGTTGACGTGCGGCAGGCCGCGCAAGTCGACCGGATCGAGCAGCGCGCCACGCACGTCGATGAGCTGACGGCCCATCTTGGTAGTGACCTGCTGGACGATCGACGACTTGTAGATGCCGGCTTCCCCGGTGAGCATCACCGGCTGCTGAAGATCGATATACATTTCGAGGGCAGCGGCGACTTGATTTGGTTTCATCGGTCGAACCTTTCGTCAGGAGTTCCGGCGTTCCAGCGCCGGGGGTAGTCACAGCTACCGCGACCGCGTTCGGTTTCGGCCTTGCAAGGGGCCTCGTCAGGCGGCAGAAAACGCAAAGGGGCGGCCGAAGCCGCCCCGTCACGTTGGCGCGCGCCGCTGGTACAGCACGCGCCGTGGAATTGGTTCGATGATGATGATGCTTTGGTTGCGCGACGTTGTCGCCAGTCGCACTAGCGATCCCGAAATTCACAGCTTTCGGAAGCGGCTCCGCTCATGAGGCGGGGCACGTTGGCTATGGGGGGCCTGTGACCGGGTTCTGACCTGCGCGAGTGCCGCTGGGTCGCCCTTTTGCCTGCCCGCGATCATCTGGCGCTTCACAGCGGCGGTGATCGCACGTCCCGGCTGGGCGGATATGGCTGCCGGGGCGTCGCGCGCTTCTCTCGGGTGCGTCCTTGCGCGACTGGCGCACCCTAGCGGGGGGGAGGCCCGCGACTGTTTCCGTCTCTCCGTACACCTCGTGAATAATTAGCTTATCTACGTAGTAGATAAGTGCACAGGGTGCACTTTTCAAGGTATAACGCGGATTGGTTCGCAGTATAAATCCATGTCGGATCAACAGTTTCCGAAGGATTGAGCCTGCTGCGACAAATCGCGCAGGGTCGCGCAGTACTTGGTAATACTTGGGATTACTAAGAGTTAGTCTTGATGACTGTGATAGTACCAACACCAACCGCCGGGGTGCTTTGATGGGCCAAGCATTGCGACGGACCAAGCCGATCGATGTTTTAGAGGGGCAAGTCGCCGCGTCTGCCGCGGCCGCGGGGCAAGTCGATCCCCCGCCCGTGATCATCTGGCGCACCGTCGACGAGCTGATCCCCTACGCGCGCAATGCCCGCTTGCACACCCCCAAGCAGATCGACCAGATCGCTGCCTCGATCCGCGAATTCGGCTTCACCAACCCGGTGCTGATCGGTGACGACAACGGGATTATCGCCGGCCACGGCCGCGTCCTGGCCGCGCGGCGGCTGGAACTGGCCCGCGTCCCGTGCCTCGCGCTGTCGCACCTGACCCCGGCGCAGCGCCAGGCGTACATCATCGCCGACAACAAGCTGGCACTAAACGCGCGCTGGGACGACGAGCTGCTGGCCGGCGCCTTTGACGACCTGGTCGCAATCGAGTTCGACATCGATGTCCTCGGCTTCAGCGACAGCGAGATGTACCACCTCCGATTTGGGCTCGGTGACGGCGGCGACGCCGAGATCGACAACGTCCAGTCATCCTGGGCGGTCGTCGTCGAGTGCGCCGACGAGGAGGAACAGGTCGCCCTCATCGCCGAACTCCAGGCCAAGGGCCACAAAGTGAAAGGGTCGATCACGTGAAAATCGGCATCGTCCGCGAATGCCCGATCGTCGAGACGCCGCGCGTGGTTCAGGTCAGCGGCATGTTCGACATGGCGCTCAGCGAAAAGAGCCGGATCGAAATCACCGGCTCACTGCCGATCGAGGAGCGGCCGTGGAGTGTCGGGCTCATCGTCGGCCCTTCCGGCAGCGGCAAGTCGACCGTCGCCCGCGAGTTGTTTGGGCCGGCGGTGACGACCGGGTTCGAATGGCCTACGGACAAGTCCGTACTTGACGGCTTCCCCGAGGACATGGGCATCAAGCCGATCGCCGGCCTCCTCAACGCGGTCGGGTTTGGCAGCACGCCAAACTGGCTGCGCCCGTTCCACGTGCTGTCAAATGGCGAGCAGTTCCGCGTGACCGTCGCGCGCGGCCTCGCCGAAAAGCCGGAACTGCTGGTGATCGACGAATTCACGTCGGTGGTCGACCGGCAGGTCGCCAAGGTCGCCGCGCACTGCGTCCAGAAGACCGTGCGGCGCACCCACCAGAAGTTCATCGCGGTGTCGTGCCACTACGACATCCTCGAGTGGCTCCAGCCGGACTGGGTGTATGAGCCGCATATCGGCGCCTTCGAATGGAGGTTACTTCAACGACGACCAGTCATCGACCTTGAAATCCGCAGTGTTCGTCGTGAAGTCTGGCCGCGCTTTAGCAAATATCACTATCTGAGCCCGCACCTGTTGGGCAGCGCGGTGTGCATCGGCGGCTTTATCCAGAACCAGTGCGTGGCGTTCTGCTCGGCGTCCTTCTTCCCGCACGCGATCACCCGCAACATCTACCGCGAGCATCGCACCGTGGTGCTGCCCGACTACCAGGGGCTCGGCCTCGCCGGTATCCTCGCCGACTGGCTCGGACTGCATTTCTGGGAGCGCGGCTGGCGGTTTCATTCGGTGACGGCGCACCCGGCGATCATCGCCTCCAAGGCGGCCTCGCCGCGTTGGAAGCTCACCAGTCTCGGGCTCGGTTCAGGAGGCGGCCGCCATGCCGACGCAAGACTCAAGCGGGCGCAGAACACTGTCTCGATGCGACGAACGACCGCCCATTTTGTCTACACCCCGCCCGCCGGCACCGCCAGCGCCCGACTGCCCGAACGCACCGGCCCCCTCCTCGGTGTCGCCAATCGCTGGGCGGTCGAGCGACGCGGTGCCGCTGCCTGACGACGCCTGGATCGCGCTGCTGATCGATCGCGCGGGGGCGTTCTAGCCCGTTCCACATCGAGGAGGCGCTTATGGCTGCGTCAAGGGGGTCAAGGGCACTCACGGCGGCGATGGTTGTGCCGTCGCAGCCGGGAGAATTGTTGTTGTCGATGTACTACCCGGAAGTCGATCAGGTGCTGATTTTTGACAATCACGTCCTGGGCTGGGTGGTGGACAGCGCCGAGCCGCAGGGCGCGGAACCGATCCCCCGGATCATCGGCGCTCTGCCGCCTGCGGCGGAAGGGCCGCAATGGGCCTCGGTGATGGCAAACGGCACGGTCTTTGTGCCCGACCTCTATCGCGGCTCGGCAACGGACTTTTTTTCGTGGCTGGCGGCACTCGGCGACGGCTACCGGCTCAACGGCGACGGGCTGACCGTGGGGTTTCTCGCGACGGCGTGGCGCGGTTGGGCCGGCGGGCACGGTTCGCAGACGTTCTGACGGGGTGTTCCGCTTCTACAGGCAGCGGCTCTGGCTGACGTTGCGGTTCAATGGCCGGGTTCTCTGTCAGACGTGGCCGCTGCTCGGATAAATCCTCGGATAAAAGGGAGTTCCAATGGCGAACAGGCAGCATTTCCGGGTCAGTCACATCAAGGAAGCGCTGATCAAGGGGGCCGGCATCCCCTCGGTCGCGGCGAAAATTCTGGCTCAAGCCTATGGAAGCTGCACCCCGCCGACCGTGCGCAACTACATCAAGCGCTACCCCAAACTCCAGGCCGTGGTCGCCAATGCGCTCGACGAAAACCTCGACCTCGCCGAGTCAAAGCTGCTGGTCGCGCTCAACCAGGGGGCCGACTGGGCGGTCAAGTTCTACCTCGAAACGCAGGGCAAAAGCCGGGGCTACACCAAGCGCTCGGAGATTGCCGGTGTGCCGCAACAGCCAATCGTGGTGACCAATGCTCGGGAATGGCTCACTGAACAACTCGATAACATGGAAGCCCGACTCCGACAGGAGCCCGGCCGACCGCATGGCGCTGCTGGAACGGACGGAACGGCTGAAACTGCTCAAAAAACTGTCCACTAAACAGGCCGAGGGGCTGCGCTGGGACTGGAGCTATTGGGCGCGGCCCTCGCAATGGCCGCCGAACGATCCGGACTGGCTCTACTTCATGATGATGGCCGGTCGCGGATCGGGGAAGACCCGCGCCGGGGCCGAGTGGATACGCAAGCAAAAGGATACCTGTCCGCTCATCGCGCTGGTCGGCGCCACGGAAGACGACGTCAAGGATGTCATGATCGAGGGGCCGGCCGGGTTGCAGGCCATTGCGCCCCCCGGCGACTACCCGAAAATGACCAAGGGGCACCTCGTCTGGCCCAACGGCGCGATGGCGTTTATCTACTCGGCGCAGCGGCCCGACCAGTTGCGCGGGCCGCAGAACTACGCCGCGTGGTGTGACGAACTGGCCTCGTGGGCTTATCCCGAGGACACCTGGTCAAACCTGCAATTCGGGATGCGGCTCGGGCAGCGCCCGCGCACCCTGATCACGACCACACCCCGACCGATCAAACTGGTGCGCGACCTGATGGGCGACCCCCTCACCCGCATCTCGCGGACCAGTTCCTACGCCAACCGCTCGCACCTCGCGCCGTCCTACTTTGACAAGATCATCGCGCGGTACGAAGGCACCCGGCTCGGCCGCCAGGAAATTTACGCGGAACTGCTCGACGATGTTCCGGGCGCGCTGTGGTCGCAGGAGGTGATCGAGGCGACCCGCCTCCCCTTTGGCATCAAACTGCCCGACTTTAGCCGCATTGTCGTCGCCATCGACCCCGGCATGTCGGCGTCGGACGATGCGGACGAGACCGGCATCGTTGTTGCGGCCAAGGACCGGAACGAACACGCCTATGTTCTGGCGGATCGTTCCGGTCATTACCTGCCGAGCGAGTGGGCACAGATCGCGATCGACGAACACCGGCACCCCGACCGCCCCGCCGACCGGATCGTCGGTGAGATCAACAACGGCGGCGAGATGATCGAAAACACGCTGCGCATGATCGATGTCGGAATACCGTTTAAGGCCGTGCACGCGACGCGCGGCAAGGTCATGCGGGCCGAGCCGGTATCGGCACTCTACGAGCAGCGGCGGGTCCACCACATCGGGATGTTCCCGGCGCTGGAAGACCAGATGATCAGTTTCACCCAGGACTGGAACCGTTCCAAGGATGGTTCCCCGGATCGGGTCGACGCGCTGGTCTGGGCGATCAGCGAACTTTTGGTCGAGGACAGCGGGCCGTCTTACCTCGCCGCCTGGGGCCGTTGGAACTAGGAGGCGCGAGTGGCAGATGAGTCCGGCACACCCGGCGGCAAGGCGTGGGCCGCACCGCCAAAGCCGCGCTTCCGCGTGACCACGGACGGCGTGGTCAAGAGCGTCGACGGGGTGCCGCTGCCGACCGTCAACCAGCGTGTCGCCGACAGCTACGCCAACTTCCTCGCCTCGGTCGGGATGTCGACGCGGAACCTCTCGGCCGGTTCTACCTACCAGTTTCGCCTCATCACCCGCGAACGCGTCCTACTTGAAATGATGCATAGAGGTTCGTGGGTGTGCGGTGTGGCCGTCGACAGTGTTGCCGATGATATGATCAAGCAAGGCATAGACTACGGCGGCTCGCTGCCGCCGCCAGATGCCGAAAAGCTCGATGTTGCACTTATGAATACTGGCGTATGGGCGGCTCTCAACGAAATGATTAAATGGGGTCGTCTTTACGGCGGCTGCATCGCCGTCATCATGATTGACGGCCAAGACCCCAAGGAACCGCTGCGGCTCGATTCGATCGGCGCCGACCAGTTCAAGGGGCTGTGCGTGCTCGATCGCTGGATGGTCGAGCCGACGCTCAACGACCTCGTCACCGAAGCCGGTCCCGACCTCGGGCACCCAAAATTCTACAAGGTCACCTCCGGTGTGGCGCCAATTGGAGCCGCCATCGCCCCTGCCCTGCTCGGCAACTTCATCCATTACTCGCGGTGCTTCCGCTATACCGGGCACGACCTCCCGTGGTGGCAGCGGATCAGCGAGAACGGCTGGGGCATGTCGATCTTCGAACGGCTGTGGGACCGGCTCACCGCGTTCGATTCGACCACGCAAGGTACGGCGCAACTGGTTTATCGGGCGTATTTGCGCGTCCTCAAACTGGCCGATCTGCGGCAGGCGGCGTCATTGAGCCCGGAAGGGCAACAAGGTCTGGCGCGGCGCATCGACCTGATGACTCGCTTCCAGACCAATGAAGGCTTGACCCTGATTAGTGACGAGGATGAATTCGAGGCCGTCACCTACGCATTTTCCGGGCTCGATACCGTCTTGGTGCAGATGGGCCAGCAATTGTCCGGCGCGCTGCAAATCCCGTTAGTGCGGCTGTTCGGTCAGGCGCCGGTCGGCATGAATGCCACGGGCGACAGCGACATCCGGTTATTTTATGACGGTCTACATCAACAACAGGAAATGCGGCTGCGCCGGCCGCTGACACGGGCGATCAAGGCACTGGCCGCGAGCGAGCGGATCAAACTGCCCGACACCTTCAAGTTCACCTTCAACCCGCTGTGGCAGCTTCTGCCCAAGGAAAAGGTGGAACTGGCCGAAACGGTCACGCGAACGGTTCTGTCGGCTGACGAACTGGGAATCATCAGCCGCAAGCGGACGCTGGAGGAACTGCGCCAGTCGGGTCGCGAATCGGGCGTCTGGGCGACGATCACCGATCAGGAAATCGAGGAAGCCGCCGACGAGCCCGCGCCCCCTGCCCCACCCATCGGCCAGGGTCAGGAAGGCGAGCATGAAACCGGCCAAGGCGAAGGGGCCAGCGGCGGGCTGCCGGGCGGTGCCGGCAAGCAGTCGCTGCCGGTGCCCAAACCGACCGTGCATCTCGGTCAGGCGGCGTGATGGGCCGGCGGCGGCATCGGGAGGTGTTCCCGGTTTCGGAACACAATTCGCCGCGATGGTTCCGTGTCGGCCAGGTGCCGGGTGGTAGCAGTTGGTATCTCATCCGCATCTGCCCCTGTCACAACGGCGAACCGCTTCCCCGACCCTACGCGACGCACGCCAAGGCGGTCGAAGCCCTGCAACACTTCAAGGAGCCCAAGCATGTCCGACCCGAGCGTCGCCGGGGGCTATCTGCCGATCGCGATCGTGACGCGGCCGAGCTTCCGGCTGGCGGTACAACGTGGCAACAGCCGCAAGCGGATCGAGGCGACAAGCGGTGACATGGAGCAATTGCTCGACCTCAACCGCCAGCTTGAAGGGATGGGCTACCAGTTTATGAGCCTGGAACGGGTCTTAACCGAATAACCGTCGCCACAACGGCGGCTTTGGCGGCGGTGTCAGCAACGCCAGCAGTTTCATCTGGCGTTCCTCGCTGCGGTCGAGCCTGGTTCGCAAATCCGAGATCGTTTCATCCCGTTCCGCAAGTTGCTCCAGAACAAACGCGTGTTGTTCCAGTGATATAGATCGTTCTTTCTTGTTTCGAGGTTCAGGTTGCGAAACGGTTCGCTCCGGTTCGCCCCTGGAAACCGGAGCATAGACCCGGTGCAGTTCCGCAGGGTCGATGTTCCAGACCGAATCGATGCGTTCGCCGGAAATTTTGCCGCTGTTGAGGTCGCGGTGGATCGTCGCCTTGCTTTTGCCGGTGGCCTTGGCCGCCTGCGACAGGCTGTAGCTCATGGATGTGGTCCCCCCTCCGGTAGCGAAGCCTGAACCCAGAAACGGGGTTTCTGGGAACTAGGAAGAAAGCATCGGTGGGGGAACCGGACTTCCACATAGCACAGGTGCCGCGATGCGCCAACCGACGCCGGAAGACGAGGCTCGCCGGCAGGCGGCCTATGACGCGGCCAACGCACGCTGGCCACTGCCGTTGAACGGGGCCGAAACGGGGTTCCTGGCCGACGCGGCAGAGGAGCGCCAGGCCCTGCATAGCGGTCACGCCAGCTCGCGGCCGTTGAGCGAAGATTACGAACGGGTCGGGCTCGACGGCGAGGCGGAATTCGCCCGCACCTATCATCTTCCGCTCGATCTGGAACGGCGGCCCGGCGGCGATAAGGGCATCGATTTTGTCGTGCCGCTGCGGTTCACCGTCGACGTGAAGACGGCCCGCAAGGCGGATTATCTGATTTGTGAGCAGGGCAAGGTGTGCGCCGACATCTACGTCCTGGCCGAATACGTTGATTCAAAAGCGGCCGTGCTGCTCGGTTGGGAATGGGGCGCGACGCTGGCGCGCGCTCCGGTGCGCGATTTCGGCTACGGCATCATCAGCCACTACATCCCCCGGTGCGCGCTGAAAAAGATGCCCGAATTCGCCGCGCGTCTGATGCGGCTGGTGTGATGCGGGGGCCGGACGACGATCGCCGCCGGCCGCCGGGATGGGAGGAAGCCCGCCGCCGCTGGCAGCGCATCATGCGCGCCGACCGGCAGTACGGTGTCCAGTTGCGCCGGCTCGCGCGCACGATCGGCGACATCGTGCACGGGCTGTGGCGCGGACCCGGCGAATCGACGAGCGAAATCGAGACGACGCTCCGGCACTATTCCACGATGGTCGGGCCGTGGGCGCGGTCGGTCGCCGAGCGGATGCTGGTCGATGTCGCGCGGCGTGACGAGACGGCCTGGTACGAAATCAGCCGGGGTTTGCGCCACACGGTCGCGAGCGCACCGATCCGGCCGGCGATCACCGATCTGCTGGAGGCGGAAGTCGGGCTGATCACCGCCATGCCGCTCGATGCCGAGGCGCGCATCCGCGATCTGGCGCGGGAAGCGGTCACGGGCGGCCGACGCTGGGAGGAAGTCGCAGAGGACATCCTGAGCCAGCATCAGGTGTCGACAGCGCGGGCCAATCTGATCGCGCGCACCGAAACCGGCCGCGCCGCGACGGTGATCACGGAAGCGCGAGCGGTGCATGTCGGGTCGCCGGGGTACATCTGGCGCACGGCGCGCGACAGTCGGGTCAGACCCCTACATCGGGAACTGGAAGGGACGTTTCACGCCTGGAACGACCCGCCGGTATCGGGCGAACACGGCGAACTGGCGCATCCCGGTGCGATCTACAACTGCCGCTGCTTCCCCGAAATCATCGTCGGCGACACCGACATCGCCCGCAAACAGGGTGTGCGGCCACGCAATCCGGCGTTCCTCGCCGCGCTGCGGGCGGCCGGGTATTCGAGCGGCGCTGCCTTCGAGTGAGCCGTTCCACAGGGTTCCACCGGGTTTCACAGCGATCGGAGGCCCGATGACCGGCAGTTTCGCCTGGGTCGACTTCATCCCGTCGATCAAGCAGTCGTTCGACAAGAACGGGTTCCTGATATGTCGGGACGTTCCAGTGGCGCGAACCGGCGTCCAGATTTATGGCCCCGGCGAAACGCCGATCGAGAGCGTCACCGGGGATGTCGTCCACATCGAGCGCGACGCGGACGAAGTCTTCCACCCGGAAACCTTGGCCTCGCTTCAGGGGGCGCCGGTCGTCAACGACCACCCGGTCGATGGCGAGGGCGGGCGCATGGACGTGACGCCGGACAATTGGCGACATCTGGCGGTCGGCCATGTCGAGAACCCGCGCCGGGGCGATGGCGTCTACACCGATTTTGTCCTGGCCGATCTGCGCATCCACGACCGCGACGCGATCGACCTGATCACCAAAGCCGGGAAGCGCCAGGTTTCGGCGGGCTACGACGCCGACTACGAAACCATCGGGCCCAATCGCGGCCGCCAGCGGAACATCCGCTGCAATCACCTCGCGCTGGTCGACAACGCGCGATGCGGGCCGGTCTGTGCGATCGGCGATGAGGACACTCTGTTTGATGAGGAGGAGCTTATGGCGGGACTGAAATGGGGTGACCGTATCCGGAAGGCGTTCAAGAACCGCGATCAGGCCGAAATGGAGTCGGCGCTGGCCGACGCCGAGGAAGAAAACGGCGGCGAGGAAAAGGAAAATGGGGGAGGGGGCGGCGGCAGCGAGCACCACATCCACGTCCACGTCCCGACCAACGGCGGCGGCGCTGCCGCTGGTGGCGAAGGTGGCGACCAGGGCGGCGAAGGCGGCGAAAACGTCATCACCATTTCGCCCGAGGAAGTCGAGGAGCTGTGGTCGGCCAATCAGGCCGAGATGGAAGCGATCGGCCGGCTCTCGCAGGCGGTCGGCGGCGACAGCCCGCGCTTCCGCGACAGCTTCCCGCACCGCGACGCCCGCCGCAAAAAGATGGGCATTCGCGATCGCCGGGCGAGCGATCAGGACGATCCCGACGACAAGGACGACGACAAGGACGGGAAGGGCGACGACGACGAGGGCGCGAACCTCGGCGGCGGCACCCGGCCGATCCTGCGCGAATTCGAAATGGAAGCGCCGGCCGGCTCGCAAGTCGTCGATGTTCGCCGGGTGCGCGACAGCCGCTATCTCGAGGAAAGCTGGACGATGACGGTCGCCAAGGGCGAGCTGATCGTCCCCGGCGCGCGCCCAACCGGCACGTTTGACCGGGCGGCGCCGCGTGAGCGGACCTACGACACGATCTGCGGCTTCCGCCGGGCGGTACTCGACATGGCCTACGTCAAGCCGGACACCCGTTCGATCATCGACAATTTCACGCGCGGGCGCTTCACCGACGCCAAGAGCCTTACCTGCTCAAAGGTTCGGGAGGTGTTTGACCACGTCGCCGAAATCAAGCGCGTGAGCAACAACAGCGGCGCGGGCGGCGGCACAAACGGTGGTTATCACGTCACCGATGCGCCGATGCCGGTCGGGGTCGGCGGCATCAACTCTATCGCCGAGTACCAGAAGCAGCTCGACGCGCACTACGCCAAGAAAAGCTAACCAGTTTCCCGATTCGTTCCACGTGAAACATCGGCGGCTGAAGCCGTCTTTTTTGTGCCCGGAAAGGGGGTTCAATGCTCGAACTTGTAAAGCCTCGCATCGTGCGGGGGTGGACGACCCACGACCACAATTTCCAATTCCGCATGAGCGCGGGTTTTGCCGGCGATGTGACCCGTGCCCATCCCTCGGCGACGATCGAGCCCAACCGGATGTCGCCGACCAACCCGATCCTCGGTTTTGGCTTTGGCTGTGTCATCGACGCGGCGTCGGGCGGGGTGCGGCAGCTCGCGGCCGGCGATTCGGCGCTTGTCGACATCTACGGCATCTTGGTCCGGTTCTATCCGGGTCAGGCCGCCGTACCGCCGGCCGGAGCCTATGGCCAGCAGCCGCTCGGCACCCCGGTGCCGCCGCCGGCCAACCAGCCGTGCGACATCCTGCGGGCCGGTTACATCATGGTGCCGGTCAACGGGACGCCGGTCAGAGGCGCTCCGGTCTTTGTCTGGGTAGCGGCCACAGCCGCGCCGCACGTCCAGGGCGGCTTTGAGGCCGCTGCCTCGGCGGGCAACACGATCGCCATCGGCGGCAGTAAGACCACGTTCAACTCGGGGCCGGACGCCTACGGAGTGTGCGAGGTCGCTTTCAACATTTAGACGCCGACACTTCCACGCGGGGACCGCCGCAACCCTTTCACCTTTGACCAGTAGCGGGGTGCCCATGCCTTTTGACGGTCTCTATACGCCGCGGTTCAAGACCGCCGACCAGATCGCCGAGTACCACATCATCGGCAGCGAAATCGCCGACAAGCTGCGGCGCGAGGAACTGCGCGAGAGCAGCGCGCGCGGGGTGTGGGGGTCGCGTTGGCGCACCCACGACAACAACGCGATGCTCACCTATGACGGGCTCGGCGGCCGCCCGACCTTTGATGCCAGCCTCAACATGATGGGGAAATATCTCGATCGGGGATACCGCGCGCACGATGGCAACACCTACGACTCGACCGGCGCGTTCTACCTCGGCGAGTTGGTGCGGCTCGACCAGACGACCCATTTGCCGCTCGCGGCGGTGTCGTGGGGCCGGGACATCGATCTGCGGCAGGACGTGACCTCGGGCGATGACGGCACAAGCTGGACGCTGACGACCTTTGGCGGTCCCGGCGGGCTCGGCATGACCAACGCGATCACGGGCGGCAAAGCCTGGGTCGGGAAGGACACGACCGAAATCGCCTCGGTCGGTGTCGACATGGGGCTGATCACCAAGCCGCTGCACCCGTGGGCACTTGAACTCAAATACACCGTGTTTGAGCTGGAAAGCGCCCTGCGGCTGGGACGCCCGATCGACCAGCAGAAGTACCTCGGCCTCCAGATGCGCTATCAGATGGAAGTCGATGCCCAATGCTATGTCGGCGACAGCGATACCGGCGATGTCGGGCTCGTCAATTCGCCGCTGGCGGCGACGGGGCTTCCCGGCGCGGGGATCATCACCAACGTCCCGGCCGGCGCCGGGACCGGCAACCCGACCGGCTGGATGCAGGGGAAGACGCCGGCCGAAATCCTGGCCGACTTCAATTTCGCCCTCAACCAGGTCTGGCAAAATTCCGCCTGGGCGGTCGTACCCGAACGCGTGCTGCTGCCAACGGCGCAATACGGCTACATCGCGACCGAGCTAGTCAGCACCGCTGGCACGACCTCGATCCTCCGCTACGTCGAGGAGAACAACCTCCTGAGCCGCAGCGGGCAGGGGAAGCTGCAAATCCTGCCGCTGAAATGGTGCAACGGCGCCGGGGCCGGCGGCACGATCGGCACCCCCGCACCGGGCGCAAACGACCGTATGGTTGTTTACACAAAGAGGCCGGAACTGATCCGGCTGGCGTTGACGTTACTACAACGAACCCCAATACAGTATGATGGAATATGGCAAAAGACCTCCTACTGGGGCAAACTTGGAGTAATCGAAATCGTCTACCCTGAGGTATTAGGGTATTTTGATAAAATCTAACCGAGTTTTACTTACGAACTCTGGAGACGCCCCACTCGTCCATCGTGCGATTACTTTTTGAGGAATTGCACGACAGGCACAGCAACTGGATATTGCTGATGTAATCCGTGCCGTCGCGGGAAAGGGGCGTTTTGTGATCGACGGTGTATGTCTCACGGATGTCGATCTCGCAGTCCGGGGCGGCGCAGATGCCGCCCTGGTCTTCGAGCAGTTGCCGAATTTCGGCGACAGTGTGTGAGCCTTCCGCATTTTTTTTGCGTGCCCGCCGTCGCCGGTTGGCGGCTCGCGCGCCATCGGGGTTCTCCTTGCTCCACTTGCGTTTGCGGACGCGGGCGTCCTCAAGATTCTCCTGATACCAGCGCTGAGTGGCTTCGCGGGCGGCGTCGCCATTAGCGGCCCGCCAACGGCGGTATCGGGCTCGTTTCTTTTCGAGATTGCCGGGTCGTTTGAGGTATTCGGCCTGGTATTGGGCTATTTGGTCTGGGCGTCGGGCATTGCTCCGCTTGTTACGTGCAACGGCCTTGTCGGGGTTTTCGCGCTGCCACCGAAGCGCGCGCTCGCGGGAGCACTGGATGCACTCGCCATTGCGGACGCGCCGTTCGCTGATGTGGCTGTGCTGGCACAGATAGCCGCTAAAATAGGAGGCGAGGCCCCGCGCAATGGCCTCCTGCTTCGAGATGATCGTCAACACGCAACGGGCATTATCACTTCGTGGTTTGTTCTTTATTCGTCAACATTTTAACGAAGCATCATCAGCGAATCGGGAGCTATCTAATGGCACAAACACATCGGGGACCGCCGCCGCACGAAACCGAGGAGGAGCGGCGGCTGCGCGCCATCCGCGAGGAGGAGGAAGCGCGGGCCGAGGCCGAGGCCGCGACCGCGCATCTTCCGCATCAGGGTGATCCGCGCCGTTCGGCGATGACCGCTGCGGAGGCCGCCGAGGAAGGCGAGAAGATGGTCAAGATGCAATTCCCGCACCCGGTCACCATGACGCTTCCCGGCTATCGGACGGTGCACTTCCCGCAGGGGGTGCAGGAGGTGCCGGCCAGCATGGTCGATCACCAGTACCTCGTCGACAACGGTGTGACCAAGGTCTGACCGGCGGACGCGCGACCCGGTTGGGGCGTGTCGGCCGAGCGACGGAGTGTCGGCCCTCTTTTAAGGAACAGCGCCAATGCCGTTGACAGAAAAGGGCGAGAAGATCAAGTCGGCGATGGAAGAAAACTACGGCCCGGAAAAGGGCGAGGAAGTGTTCTACGCCAGCGCCAACAAGGGCACGATCACGGGCGTCGACCAAGAGGTCGTGCCGCTGCCGCTCGATCCCGATCTGCGTGGGATCGCCGAGGGCGCGCAAAGCAACATCGTCCAGCAAATCTATGCGGAACAGGCCGCGCGCAATCGCAATCGGCCGTTCTTAGGAGGCGACATGGAAGACAAGCCAGAGGACTGCAACGACAAGATGCCCGGCGCCGATCAGGAACCAGCGGCGGGGACGACGGCTTCGGCCACACCGCCGCCGCCGATGATGGACAGTTTTGGCGGCGTCCACGATCTGGCGACCGGGCTGGTGACGCAGCCGCTGCCGGTGCCCGAACTCGAGCATCCGCAGCTTCATCCCGACGCCTCGACCCCGCCCGAGCCCGCGTGCGACGGGATTTTTGGCAGTCGTGACGCGGCGGCCGGTTATGGCGGGGTCGCCGGCGGCGTCATTCCGCAAGGCTTTGACAAGGTGGGCGACGCGTGCCCGACCGGGATGAGCCTTCAGGACATCTGCCGGGGCAGCGAGGCGTTCTGGGGACCACAATGGAAAGGCACGGAATGATCTGCGAAACCTGTCGCGGCGACGGGAAGCGGCTCAATCCGGAATTGACCGTGCACTGCACGCTGAGCGGCGCGTGGATCGAGAACCCGCACAGGCTGCCGCTGCTGGTGCCGTGTGACGATTGCGGGGGCAGTGGTCATGCCCATTGCTGCGACGGGCTGCGCGCCCAACCGGAGACGACCCCATGAGCAACGGCAGCAACGGAACACCGACAGGACCGCCCTATCCGCTCGACGTGGCGACATTCCGACTGTTGTTCTCAGCCTTTGCCGACGACACCGTCTATCCCGATACGGTCGTGCAGATGTGGCTCGACCTCGCCGCGAACTTTGTGAACTGCATCTGGGGGCCGACGCAGGGCTTTGGCCAGGGGCTCTGGGCAGCGCACGAAATGGCCAAGATGGCGATGGCCGGTCAGCCGGGGCAAAGCCTCAACGGCATCAGCGGGATCGTGTCGAATAAGTCGGTCGATTCGGTGAGCGTCGCCTATGACACCCAGACCGGCACCATCGAGGGCGCGGGCTCGTATAACCTCACGGTATACGGGCGGCAATATTATCAATTGATGCGCGTGTTTGGGCTGGGACCGTTCCAGTTTGGCCCGCCCGAACCGCCGCCGATCGGTTCCGGCTATCCGTGGCTCGGCCCGGTGCCCTATCTCGGGTACGATTTTTGACCCGCTGGTACTATCCCTGCGGCGCGACAGCCCTTGCCATCCACACATTAAACCGCCGCTTCCCGCGTAAATGGTGGGGGTGGCGGGTCGTGTCTCGGCCAAGATGCGGTGATACCTCCCTGAATCTTGGTTGAGGGAAGCGGCAGTCGGTTGGGGATTGGCCGACTGCCGCACATTTTCCCGTCCAGCGCCGCCCGCCGCCCGCGCAGGGCATGAGGGAAGGGCGCCGGCCGCTACCACTCTTGCCGAAAATCGTTCCGCGCGTGTACGGGCCTCGCAGAGGCCCCAGCGTTGATCCATGTCTGGAGGTTTTCCAATGGCACAAACAAAGCGCGACGCTCCCGCAGCCCCCACCATTGCCAAAAATTCGATCTTCCTCGCGCCGGGGGTGCGCCGGAACCTCGGCCTGTCGATCGCCTACCATCAGCAGATGGCGGACGCCGCCAAGGAAGAGGACAACGAAAAACTGGCGGCGACGCACCTTGATGCCGCCCAGCAGCTTCAGCAACTGCTCGATGCCAGTCCGGTGATCAATGCGGTCGATGTCGCGATGACCGCGACGCGGCCCCTGCGGCGGGCGGTGCTTCACTAAATGGCCGACGAGCTTGATGTCGCGCTCGGCGTTCTGAACCGGCTCCGACAGGCGATTCAGGGGCGGCCGCTACAGGACCGTTCGATCGACATCGTCGAGGACAACACCCAGAAGGTCGCGATGGCGATCCGCACCCTCGCCGGGGTCGAGATACTGGTCGGAATTCCCGCCGAAACCAACGCGCGACCGGGTTCCTCGATCGGCAACGCCGCCATTGGCCATATCCACGAAACCGGCTCGCCGCTCAACAACATCCCGGCGCGGCCGTGGTTGCGCCCCGGCGTCACGGGTTCCCAGAGCGAATGGCTGCCGCACATCGCGGCGGCCAATCAGGCGATGCTCGACTTCAAGCCGGGCGCGATGATGGCGGAATTTGAGACGGCGGGGCAGATCGCCGCCAACGCGGCGCAGATGAAAATTCAGGAAGGGATTCCGCCGCCGCTCAAGCACCCGCGCTACCGCAAGGGCCGCCCGCCGCAGCGGCCCAACGAGGCGACGCCGCTTTACGACACCGGGAACCTGCTGCGGGCGATCACCTATGTGGTGACGGTCAAAAAACGATGAGCGTGAGCCTGGAGGAACGCTGGACCCGGTACTGCATGAAAATGGAATGCAAGATTTGCGGCGAGCCGGTTTTCAACCATGAGGACGACGCCCGCGAGGAAGTCCGCCACATCCTCAAGCACCACGACTTTGGCACCGCCGATCCGCCGATCGAGTGCCTGCGCGACGAACTGACCTGGTGCGAACACCAGGGGCTCTACTGCGACTACCACACCGAGATGCTGGACAAGGATTGCTGAGCGGAGGCGCCAGTGGCCACGCACGACTGTAACGATGCCTTTGACCCGTCCTTCTTTGATCCGGTGCTGGTCAACCGGCTGGACGAGACCGTCGACAGCGCGGGCCGCGTGCAGACCGTGACGACCCAAATCTCGACCGTCGCGGTCGTGCTGGCGACCAGCCCGAACGACCTTCAACGGCTTCCCGAGGAGGAATACATGCTGAAGTCGATCAGCCTGTATTCACCCTTCCGCTTCCAGGGGCCGGCGGAAGACCCGGTGAGCGGCGCGCGGCAGAAACCCGATCACGTGATCTGGCACGGCTCGACCTACGTGGTGCGGCTGCTCGACGACTACACACCCTACGGACGCGGCTTTACCCACGCCGTCGCGGTCTCGGTCGATGCGGTCGATCCGGCACCCTACGCGGCCGTCGTCCACTGATGAACTACCCGATGGTGTGGAGCGGCATCCTCGGGGTGTTCCTGCTCGGCTTTGCGCTGGGCCGCGCCAGTTGCGGATGGTGAGCGATGCCCTACGCGATCGACAGCACCCAGGCCGGGTATCTCGGCCCTGACACCAAGACCCTGACCGGCGACAACCTCGAAGACTTCCTGCACGACGTGATCGCCGGAGTGGTCAATTTCGACCCGACACTGGTGCGGCCACGCTGGCAGCCGCAGCCGCCGACCACACCCCACGTCACCGTCGACTGGTGCGCCTTTGGCATCATGCACACCGAGGCCGACTACTCGGCCTATGTCGCGCACGTCAACGTGCCGGACGGGGTTGGCTATGATGTCTTGCAGCGTCAGGAACGGGTGACGGTCCTGTCCTCGTTCTACGGCCCCAATGCCGAGGAGAACGCCGCGGTGCTGCGCGACGGGCTCTTTATCGACCAGAACCGGCAGTTCTTCCGCAGCAACGGGCTGGGGATCATCGAGGTCGACGACATCCTGCGCACTTCGGAATTGTTCCGCCAGCAGTGGCGGCAGCGCAGCGACCTCAACCTGATCCTGCGCCGCGAGGTGCTGCGCACCTACCAGGTCCGCAACCTGCTGCGCGCCAAGGGGCCGATCATCGCCAATTCCCCCGCTGGCGAGCGCACCATCACGACCGAGTTTGATACCGATAACGCCGCCGAATGACAGGAGAGATCGATGCAGGGTCTGAGTGTTTCCCGTGTTGTCGATGTGCAGGTCAATTTTGCCCCGCAGGCCGCACCGGCAGCGCGCTTTGACACGCTCTTGGTGATGGGCGACACCCCGGTCGTCGACAGTGGCGAGGGGATTCGCGAATACGACCGCCTCGAGGACGTGGCCGGCGACTACGGCACCACCGCCCCCGAATACTATGCGGCGTCGCTGTTCTTTGCCCAGATACCGCAGCCGGCGCTGATGTATATCGGCACTTGGGCACGGGTCGCCACGACGGGCCGGTTGACCGGCGGGCTGGTTCCGCCCATCGAGCAGCTCTTGAGCAATTGGACGAGTGTCAGCAACGGCGGGTTTGGCGTCGCCTTTGACGGCGGCGCCGCGACCCAGATCACCGGGATCGACCTGTCGGGGGCGCTCAGCCTCAACAATGTCGCCAGCCTCATCCAGACCGCACTGGTGGCGGCACACCCCGGCGCGAGCTTTGTCTGGACCGGCCAGCAATTCGTCTGCGGTAGCGGCACGCAGGGCTCAACCTCGTCGGTCGGGTACTTCACCGCCCCCACGGGTGGCGGCACCGACCTTTCGGCGAAGCTGCACATGGACGCGACCACAGCGGAGCGCACCGCGCCGGGGCTCGCGCCGGAAACGCCGGTCGCGGCCCTCGCGCGGGTCGACGGGCGCGGCTGGTACGCCGCGACATTCTGCGCTTCCGTTGCGCTGACCGACGCCCAGCACCTCGCCAATTCGGGCTACATCGAGGCCGCCAGCGACAAGCACCTTTACGGCATCAGCACCAACGAGCCGACTATCCTCGACCCGATGAACACCGCCGACATCGCCTCGCAGGCGATGCTCGCCGACTATATGCGGACGACGATCCAGTTCTCGACCACCAGCCCGAACAACGCGGTCTGTTCGCTTTTCGGCAGGGCACTGACGGTCAATTTCAACGGCTCGAATACCACCCTGACCATGAAGTTCAAGGTCGAGCCGGGGATCATTCCCGAACTGCTGAGCGGCACGCAGGCGTCGACCCTCGCCAACAAAAGGGCCAACGTCTACGTCCAGTACAACAATTCCACCAGCATCACCCAGGAAGGCGTGATGTCGGGCAGGGCCTATTTTGACGAAATGCACGGGCTCGACTGGTTGTCGAACCGGGTGCAGAACGATCTCTGGAACCTGCTCTACCAGTCCCCAAAAATCCCGCAGACCAACCCCGGCGTCCACACGCTGGTCACTGCCGCCGATGGCGGGATGAGCCAGGGCGTCACGAACGGTCTGATCGCGGCGGGTGTCTGGAACGCCCCCGGTTTTGGCGAACTCGAAAACGGCGAATATCTGGAACGCGGCTGGTACAGCTTCGCCAATCTGGTGGAGACCCAGGCGCAGTCCGATCGCGAAGCAAGAATAGCCCCACTAATTCAGATTGCCGTCAAACTGGCCGGGGCCGTCCATTTCGCAAATGTGGTCATAAACGTCAATCGTTGATGAGGAGGACAGGTAATGGCGACGTACTCGTTCCAAGACGTGGTCGCGAGTATTGTTGGACCGAGCGGTAGTGCCACGCTGGGCGACGGCGCGTGCACCACGGATGGCGGCATCACCATCACGATGGTCGAAGACAAGTCGACCATGATGATCGGCGCCGATGGCTGCGTCATGCACAGCCTCCATGCCGGCAAGGGGTCGAACGTCACGGTGCGGCTCTTAAAGACCAGCCCGATCAATCGGGTGCTGTCGCAGATGTACAAGAACGACACCGGCAATAGTGGGCAGCACGGCCAGAACGTTATTTCTGTTCGTGACTTGCAGAGAAACGACGTGATTACTTGCCAACAGGTCGCTTTTGCCAAATTTGCCGATGTTACTTATGCCAAAGAGGGCGGCGAGATGACGTGGACGTTCCACGCCGGGATCACCGACTTCGATCTGGGCTCGGGCATCGCGGCCCCGGCGGGACTTGCATGATCTAGCACCGCCCGGTTGACCAAAAAAGACCCCGCTTCGGCGGGGTTTTTCTTTGTCTCGGGCGCAGGGAGCAGAGATGGAACACGAAATCAACGGGCGGCAGTTCAGGACCGGAAAGCTCAGCGCCTTCCGGCAATTCCACCTGATGCGCAAGCTGCTGCCGCTGTTCTCCGGCATGGGCGAGAGCTTTGCCGAGATGCCCGGCAACGTCATCACGGGCGAGGGGCAGTTCTGGCACTCGCTCGGGCCCGTCGCGCAGGCGATCGCCGACATGTCCGATCAGGACAGCGAGTGGATCATCAAGACGTGCCTGAGCGTCGTGTCGGTCTTTAATGGCCGCTCCTGGGTGGCGCTCACCACAGAGCAGGGCGACCTGATGTTTAACGACATCGACATGCAGGTCATGCTGCAACTGTCCTTTCAGGTGGTGCAGGAAAACCTCGGAAGTTTTTTTCCCGCACCCCAACCCAACGGTTTGGACGGCGAGGTCCAGCCATCAGCGTCAGTCTCGTCAGCATGAACGATGACGAGGACTACCTGATGCGCCCGGTGATCGAGGGGATGTGCCTCTACGAGAGCCTCATCGACGGGCGGCTCGACCTGGCCGACATCGCCCGGATGCACGAGGCGCTCGACATCCACGCGGAAAACCGCGCGCGGGTCGAGGAAGCGCTAGAGGACAGCCGCCGTGGCTGACCAAACCCTCGCCAGCTTTGTCGTCAAGCTGCGGCATCAGGTCGATGACGCCAGCGCCAAGAAGTTCTCGGATTCGCTCAAGAGCACCTTCACCGAAATCAACGCGGCGCGGCTGGCGATCCTCGGGTTTGCCGTCGGCGTCGAGGAGACCGTGCGGCGCACGGTCGGGTTCTTTAACCAGCTTGGCCTCGCCAGTCAGAATACCGGCGTTGCGGCCGCTGCCATTCGCAACATCGGCTACGCCTTTGAGGACATCGGTCTTAGTGCCGGACAGGCGCAGGGCGACCTCAACGGGCTGGCCGAAACTCTGCGCCGCCCGTGGGATTCGTCACGGCTGGTGGCACTGGTCGGGCCGGTCAAGGATGCCGGCGACGCCTTTAACAAGCTGGCCGAGAAGTACCACGACGCCATCTCGCAGTTTGGCGAGGACAGCCCGCAGGCGCGGCAGCTCGACCAGATCATGCACAGCATCCCCGGCGTCAATGTCGAGGATGTCGAACGGGTCGGCCGCTTCTGGGACACCTACCAGCAGGGGCTTCAGCGCAGCGCGCAAATCCAGAAGGACTACGGGCTCGACAGCCAGAAGTCGATCGACGACGCCCGCAAGATCACGATGGACTGGCACGAGCTGCTGGAGCGGATCGGCGCCTTCCTGCAAAGCGTCGTCGTCCAGAACTTTGACCTGATCGAATCAACGATCAAAGCGATCACCGACTACCTCAAGGACCCGGAGACAATCAAAGCCTTCAACGGGATAGTGAAGGCGATCCACGATTTTGTCAGCGACAAGGACAACCTCGAAAGCATCAAACAGGGTTTTATCTCGATTGGTCAGGCGATTACCGGATCGGTCAAAGGCATCACCTGGCTGATCCAGAAGCTCGACGAACTCGACAAGAAGATGAAGCCGTTCAACGACTTCATGATGAACCCGTTTGGCGGCGACCCCAACAAGCCAGCGCCGGGATTTGAGAACTCGCCGCTGATGCACGGTTATAAAAAGGTGATCGGCGCGATCACCAACGTACTGCCAAAAGTCCCCGAAAATGCCTACGAATATAGCGGGGCTCCGTCTGGATACCTGCGCGGCGGCATTGTTCCGAGCTTTCAGCACGGCGGCATCCTGTCGCGACTCCACGCGGGCGAGATGGTGCTGCCCACCAATATCAGCCAGGGGATGCAGTCGCTGTTCTCGGGCGCTGCCGGCGGACTGGTCGACAATTCAAAGAAGATGTTGCAGTCGTTCCTGTCGTGGTTCGCGGGCGATAGCTCGATGAAGCCGCAGGTCGATCTCTCGGACGACACCCTCGCCAAGATGGGCTACACGCCCAAAACCGCTGGCGATGTGCCGACCACAACGACAGGCGGTGCCTATCCCGGCGTCGGCGGGGGCGGCGGGGGCGGCGGCGGGGGTGATGGCGGCGGCGGCGGCGGCGGTTATTCCGGCGGCGCTCCCTCCGGCAAGATGTCGGGCTCAGAGGCGGGCCTAGCGCATCAATACTATGACTACCTGACCAAGCCCAA